ACCACCACTATCACCACCACTACCACGACCCCCTCCTATCGCAGTTAGCGAACCCAAAACGGAATTGTTGCCTGGATTGCCAGCAGAGCCGCTTGAAACACCTGGTCCCCCAGCACCAATTGTAACGGTCTGAGCGTCGATACCCATCTGAAATGAGGCATTACTTATCACACCACCACCGCCACCACCTGCGAATCCTCCACTACCTCCCCCCGCAACAACTAAAGTTTCGACAGTTAGACCTACTGCTGCATCAATAGCGTTCCATGTACCATTGTAATATTCTATATAGCTGAGAGGGGCAGTAAATGTACCACTCGATGTAAATGTATGTACTGTATACGACCCACTAACTGTTATCGTTCCTCCAGTGCCCAAGATTGTGTTATATCTAATCATCCCTACTTCAGGCGATGCTGGTCTCTGTGCTGTAGTTCCAGAAGGTATTTTCAACGCCCCCGTTGTAGTTCCACCAACAACGCCAGATACAAATAAATTGCCGCTACTATCTCGAACAGGTACAGTAGATGTTCCTGCTTCTACTTTAAAATTAGCATTATCCGTTGGTATGCCTGTAACCGCACCAAATCCAACACTCGCAGAGCTTGTCCCATTAATCCACTCACTGCCGTTGTAAGTTATAAACTGCCCGTTTGCAGGAGAACTAACGATAACATCTGACAGAGCATTAACACTTAAACTTCCAACTGCTGCATTTACTCTTGCATCGGTATAATATTTATTTGTACTTCCCTCCGACACATTGTCTGTATTACCTGTGGTCTCTGTGCCTAATTCTATGGTATTCCCTAGATTTGTAGGTGTATAACCTAATGCTGTGGTAATACTTCCTTGCGTATTTGCTGGGGGTGTATAACCTAATGCTGTGGTAATACTTCCTTGCGTATTTGCTGGGGGTGTATAACCCAAAGTGGTAGTTATACTTCCTTGTGTATTTGCCAAAGGCGTGTATCCAAGAACATTAGTAATTGTACCAGGACTATTATTAACAAGAGATGCTTGCTTTCCATCAATTTGAGATTGCAACTCTCCTGTTGCGTTATTTACCGAAGCATACTCAGCCTCAGTTATAACTAACCCGTTTGCCCCAAAACTTGCTGTAATAGTCCCTACGCCTGCAAGAGTGGGGCTGTTAAAAGTATTAGTTGTTCCTATTCCACCAACTGCGTCAAGCTTGCCAAGCATAGCACCAGACGTGCCAACCTGAGACCCCGCAACATATACGGCATTGAAACCGTTGAAATTTGCGCTGATACTGCCACCACCATAGGTAAAATCAAGAGAAGGCGCCCCGTTAGTATTTGTACCATTAAGAACTCCTGTCGTTCCCACCTGTGTTACCGCCTGTGTACCAATGATAAATCGTACTCCATTTGTACCGTACTGACACCACATATCGCCCGTCATACGTCCGCCGCCGATATCTTGTCGAGGGGGTATGCGATAACCTGTCTGGGTTTGTGCATGGCAAATTCCCAGACCGAAAATTACAAACCAGAAAAACAAAGAGATTGCTAACCAGATTAAAGTATATTTGCCTGATAGTTTTAATAATTTTTTTTCTGTTATCATTTTTAAATCTCCCAAAATTATGGAGTATATTGATAAGTATGTGGCGTTATAATTAAACCTGAACCAGGTATATCGCTACCAATTTGCGTTATAATAAACGTTTGAATATCGGTTGTCAAGAATGATGTTTGAGCGCACGCAACATATCCCCAAAGTTGCCCGGCTGGCAAGGTAAAAGTAACTGGCGTTCCTATTGCTGCGCCATTTTTATAAACTTCGATAATTGCAGCCGTACCCAAAGGTGGATTTTGTGTGAATTCATAATGCAAGCCAAAGAGCTTTGATGCTACCGGATACTTAAATCCATTACCCATAACCCGCCCGACCTCTAAATCACCCATCAGGAAAGCAAGGCAGTCATACCTTGTGATGAGAGGCGTTATCGCATACCAAGTAATCTCAGCAAACCAATTATTGCCGGGCATAGCCGGTACTGTTATCCACTTCAATTTTACAAATTCCCCGGCATCAACGGTAGTTGTAAGCGTATTATCTGTTGACCAGAGATTGTTAGCAGGTACAGTAACATTGATACCCTGGTACGTTCCATCAACGGCAAGGTCTGCTACCAGCGCGCCATCAGGAGCATAATTATCTGTGTATAATCGGATTTTAGATATGACTGCGTCCGGTGTAAATTTTAAAAATGCCCATTCTTGATTTAATACCGGCTCGCCGATATAAATTTTTGTAGTAATTTGATATTTTGTATTTGCCGCATTTAGAGCATCTAATTCGTCAGCGATAATTTTAAAATTGTGGTCAATCATCACGGGATTATCTACCGTGTTGACATTTATAACTTTCAGATTGTAATTATAAAAATCGGTAAATATTTGGAATGACGCTGCTGTTTGATTGGGGCCTTCGTATTTCCCAACTATTGTGGCTGTGGCACTTGTTGAGGATATAACTGTTACCGATACGATAGCATATTCAATTGTATCGCCATTAACTTTAAAACGATTGCCGGAAATAACCGATGTGAGGTCAACGCCTGCAAATGTTAGCACTTTGCTATCCTGTACAACATCGACCGTTCCGGTGTTAATCATTATCGGTATCCTTTAAATTTCTTGACATTATAGTGATTTTGGTGTAAGAATACTACAACTTTATTAACTTTTTACTGATTCCTTCGTTTCTTTCTTGTCAAGGTCGTTAATAATCTGTTTGTACTTCTCATTCTCCTGTCTTAGGGATGATACTTGGCTATTCAAGTCGAGTATCATCCCGTCTCTTTCCTGAATAATTTGACATAACATTAATTCTCGTTGTAGTTCTTTTACTTCCATAAATTTCTCCCTTATACAAAAGCTATTTCTTTCCAAGATGTTCCATTGTGAAAATATAATTTGCTATCACCAGAATTAGCATATAATTGCCCTTGTTCTGTACTTGATGGAGTTGAAGATTGAGGAGTTAATCGTAAAGGCGCTTTAGTCGAATTACCATCAAATATCCCTCCATATCCAGAAGCACTAACAGCGTATATTCCAGCAGCCGTTGTACTACTTGCATGTACTGCATTTCCAGAATAACTAACTGCATTTACTGCAATCTGATTATATGCAAGTGCCCTAACAGCAATTCTTGTATTTGTAGTATTACTATTTCCGAATAAACCTATAATTGCATCAGGAGATGAAATCCCAATTGAAGCTAATTTTACAACTGTTCCCCCAGCTGATTCTTCCCCATAAAATTCAGCTTCATTTGAAGAAGTAGACACAACAAACCTTTTTCCACTAGAAGCAGTTTGCAATGTACTTCCTGTTATTGTCCCTGCAACTATATTCTCAGCCGCAACAGAATCAGCAGTAACACCAGTAACAGTTAAATTTCCTGCTGTGTCCCAGTAAAGTTTATTGCTTGCTCCTAACCAACCAGAACCGTCATTAGATATTTGAACTCTTTGAATGCCTGAACTGTTATAAGCTTTAATTCCACTTGATGATATTTCTACTTTTGAACTTCCGGTTCCTTGAGCAGTATATGTACCTGCTGTAACCTCACCTATATCAGCCGTTACTGCTGAAAGCTTATTAAATCCAGCTTCATAAGCACTTATCCTGTAATGCTCAGAGGAAAGCATCATTAAAACATCACACTTACCCGAAATGGCTTCTTTTATTTTTGCAATAACAACCCATGATTGGTTTGCATCATTTTCAACATCGGTTGAACTTACTAAATAAAGATTCTTGTCACTTCCCAATTTATGAACAAGAAATTTAGTGCCTGAAACAGTTTGCGCTATTGCAGCATCTGTATAGTTACTACGTCCTGAATTATAAACATCTTTATCTGATGTTCCTGTATTTGCTTTTCTTTTAAGAGCATTAGCTCCACCTGTCCATTTAACTGTTGTTGCAGAAACAGCATCAACAGAGCCAGTAAACTTATAAATGGCCCATTTTGTAGGCAAATTATCGCCTGACATTGGAGGGACTGCCGTAGAATGAGTTGTCCAAGAGGCTTGCCAATCCCCTAATTTTCTTGATGTATTTTTTGCTCTTACTCTGAAAAAATATTTATAATCAACCTGTGGGTTTTGGATAATAAATTGATTCTTTGTAGATGCTTCTGCACTACCTTTGACCATAACAGAGGACACAAGCCCATAACAAGCTTTACCCCCAGCCGTAATTTCATTTTCTATTTCTGTCAGTGTTGGCGGTGTGCTTGCAGTCGTATCATTAACCGCTCTCCAATCATAAATATATTCTGAAATATCAATAGCGGAAAGTAGTGTCCAGAACCCCCTAAGATTGCCATTTGTAAGCACGTTAAAGCCTAATCCTTCAATTGTTACGGGTTTAACAATGTCGTCATCGGCATCATCGTCAGTCACGCCGGGAACTATACTTGCCGTAGCGGAGAAAGTCCCCGCGCCATACGTATCATGTGGTCGTACCCGCACATAATAAGTTTTCTTTGGATCAAGTCCGTCAATATCAACTTTGTACTGTGTGCTATCAAGTTCATCATCTGTGCTGTTAACTGTAATTGCCGATGGAACTCTTAGCTTTTTTAAATTCGTAGTGAATCCAGTATTGTCTGCATACTGAACCATGAAATGAGAGATGTCATATTCCTGGTATGGATGAATGAATTTTACACGCACACCGCTTTTCAATGCTTTTAAAACAGGAGAAGTATTTGCCCCTGTTGAATCATTCATATCCGGGGCCGGATTAGTCAGTGTTATTGATTTGTAAACCGACTTCCTATTCTTCTCGTTTAACGTGGCAATACTTATAGTGATTTGTCGTTGCGGCGACCCGTAATAAGTGGCATAGCTGGCATGCGTGGAATGATTTTTCCATATTTTCTTAATAGCTTCAATATTATCGGCAAGACTAAATTTGAAAGTGATCTTACTTGTTATTTCCGAATAAGCAATTTTGGTATTCACCTTAACATTGTTTATTTTGATAGAATCAGCAATGCCGCTAAATTTAACCTCTACGAGATAGCGAATGCCTTCGCTTGAATATGATGCCATGTCCGAATAATAATCGTCTGAGCTATATGCGGATATCGCATATTTCGAGCTTTCCTTTTTCTCTGTAACGGCATCCCATCTTACCTCAAAATCACTTCCTGACATCGTTGATTCATTACCCCTATTGTGTATGATTTCAAGTCCAGTAATCATAGGCGGATCGCCAAGATCAGAGGTAACCGTTGTTCCCGCTGACTCCGTTGCTTCTTCCTCCATTGCCGGTATATCTTCAGATGTTGATTCCTCATCATCCTCGGTAATCGTATCGTATGTATAGTTTGCGGCGGTGTAAGACGAGAGAGACACTAATATATTTCCATCCTGGGCAATGCCAATTCCTTCAACCCAAAACGGCTTATCTGTCCATGCAGGCGTTGAATGAGTAACATTTACTACGCTTCCGACTCTAAGCTGCAAGGCTTCCTCTTTGCATTTACAGGACACCTTAATCATATCCCTTGATTCTTTCAATACAACCATTGCGATTTGCTTTGCTCTGACAGCATCATGGGTATAATTAAGATTTATTTCTTTGATGTTTTCAAAATAATTATCGTCTATCAAGTATTGGTTTGTTTCCCTCGCCTTCGGCCAGACAATATAATCAGTTTCATAGCCCTTGTTTTTGTTGATGTAAGAGGCCTTGATAATGTTCGCCATTTCTTTTGCAGCAGGCATCGACCATTTCCAGTCACCTATAATATTATCTTCTGTTAATTCAATTGCTGTTTCTGCCGTAGCAACCTTTTTTATAAACATTACATACTTGCCGCCCTCGTAGAAGATGTTCCCCCTGCACGATGTGAGCAAATCTTCGAGATTAGTTTTGATTTCCCTTGCAGTGTCTATAACACCGTTACAGGTAAATCGCTTCATGTTTTTTGTAATACTTGCTGGCGAAGGAGCGGCAGAAGTTAAATCTGAGTCGGTAAAGTTTATATCAAGAGTAGTGTCGTTGTTATTTCCGATTGTTTTATGCAAATAATATGTGCCGCCACTTCCAGATTTAAAGCCCTTCGTAGCATATATTTTTCTTTGCACTACATTGTCTGCATCAGCAATGGGTATGTTTGTTAATTGTATTTGTCTTTTATTTTTAGTGGTTTTTACCTTTTTCGATGCCGGACTTAATTTTGATTCTGTTCCATCTGAGCGTACATAGCTCACTTTGAATCGATAATAATTATCTTTTTTAAGTAATCCCTCGCCATTGTCTGTAATTGCTTTAGCTGTACAGGCCGCCGGAGGATTTAGTGGTGAGGATACAACCTCATCACAATAGTTTGCTTCTGTAATAAACGATGTTTCGTCCATTTCAGAAGGCTCTGCACCGTCGCCATAAACGGGATTTGTAATATAATCATAAGCACACAAAGCGGGATTATTCCCAATGGTGATACGTTCGATTACATACACGTCATCAATGTCGATAGTATAAGCTACATCAGATGCCCCAAGTTTCTTATCGGCATCGCCGTTGATTTTGCTATTTAGCTTAATTCCTAATGAAATGATTCCGGTAAGCACAGAAGGATCAGGGAATATCAATTCAACTTTTTTCCATGTATCGGCTTTCAAGGCAGGAATATCAAGCGTAAGTAATGGGGATGCGCATTGAGCGCTATTGTCAATCAGAAATTGTAAATCGCCTTGATGTGTTTTAACACTCGATCTAATCCAGAATTGTATTGACGTGTAATCGGCAAAAGATTGACTGCTTATCACCTCAGTCATTATGATTGAATTATTTGCAAGTCCTGTAACTTTTGCCCTCGCAGCGTTTCCGTGTTTTCCTGTTGTCGTAGTACAAACCACTGCCGAACTAGCCGCAAGCCAAGCATCCTCACAATCTTCAACCAATGTGCGCGATGCCATATAGTCAAATGCATAAATGGTTGCCCAAATATCATCAATATCAAGCGTACATGCTCCTATATCAGTTACCTGTTTAATCCCTATTGACCTAATAGCTGAGTTATCAGACCACAAATCGGTATCATCTGGATTTATTTCTATGATAACCCGCTTCCATTTGTTGGCGTCAAAATGTGGCAGGTTTATTGTTCTCATTGGTGAAACACAATCATTGGTATCATCAATCAATAATTGTAAATCTCCAGCGTCTGTATCAACGTTTGAGCGAAACCATAACGTAATGGCATTGTAAGGGGATAAATCTTTTGCGGCAAAATTATCGGCAAACAATAAAGTATTTGTTCCGGCTCCCGCCCCTACCGTTGCCCTTACAGCATAAGTTCCTATCTTGCCAGTAATCACTGATTGCGTAACGTTGCCATTTGAATAGCTCCATGTGGATTCGCAACTATTTACAATAAGTTTTTGCCGTATGTCCTGAACCTTCATCCCCTTTAGTTGCAATGATATTTCATTGGGAAAACCGCCAGCGAACACTTTTTGACGATCTTCTAAACTTGATGGCAGATGTAATTTGACTTGTATAGATGCAACACCAGCGCCTAAATGATAATCTGTCCATTGATCATCACCGAATATGTCTTGTAAATCACCATAAACGCTCGGATTAAATGACCCTCGTTTTATATTAATATCAACATCTAATTCACCGTCATGGGACCATCTATCCCAGACATAACCATCAGTTTTAGACAGTGATTCACTTGTATAATCAATAACTTTTTCCTTGTCAAACCATATCTTTTCAAAATCTCCTATCTCGCCATGACAACAAGCATAAACGGCATAAATATTATTAATATCATCGGGATCAGTTTTGGTAAATATTCGGCTTGCCCCCATCCTTACCTTGCCATACGGCACAGGCAAATGCGCTCTAGTATCTGTGGGATTAACTTCAAAATTATTATCACCTACATCGAGTGGTTTCTGGCTGAATCTCTGGTATAAATAAGATGCTCCGGCCATAATGCCAGAAACAGCCAGTCCTACTGCTATCATTGCAAGGGTAATGGGCATAATTAACTAAATCTATAAAATTGCGATGTTACTTTTGATAAAATAAATGCAATATCTCTGAAGATAATTCCTTTTTCGATTGATGAGAATAATATTTTCCCATTGTCAATTATTAATCCAGCAGCCGAATTGGCGGTTAAAACAACAACATCTCCTGTTTGTGCAAAAGTTCCTTTGATTTTCTTTGCCCCGAAATCCAAAAAGGCTTTATCTACCCCGCCCAAATCATCCCATATCTTACGGCATATTTCCTCTGTGTCCCAGGATGGTATATCATTAAATTTGTCTTTATCATAAATAATATTCAATCCCTTGCGCACCAAAGAACCACAATCAGTTTCACCCCATATATAAGGCTTTCGGAGTTGTGTATTCACCCATTCAACTAATTTATAATCGTAATTATCTACCTTCATGCTTTTGCTTTCTTACCCCATTTGATATTTTTCGATCTCAAAGAAGCTACGAAAGAAAAAATTCTGTCTCTCGGATAATATTTCTGATGACTCGGAACATTAGTTTGAATGCCTACAACCCTTGAAAAATCACCCATCCTATCGGTTGCCCTACAAGTTATAGTCACACTTCCTGGTCTTCCGTCTTCCCCTCTTTGCTCGTCAATTTTAAATCCACCATTCATGCGGCCAAAGAATATAAGTACGGGATCGGCAAGCACCAACTGATTTGCGTCCAGTTTAGCCATGTAAATTCTTACCAGCCGCCCGATATATTTACGTCCAAGAATTTTGTTAATAATAGAATAATCTGTGCTTATATCTACACCACTTACATTTATATCAACACCACTACCAGCTAAATCAACGGATTCCTGGACAACACTAAACCCTAAAGCACCGCCAACGCCTTGCCATGTCTTAGAATCCCATGACATATTATGCGGGGCCGTAGTTAGGTATTGAATATCATCAGCAGAAGTCGAACTATTCCAAAAGTCAAACTGCATGAAATGAAATAGATTTCCTGTTTGCGCTGAAATTGCAGTAACTACACCGCTTTCAAGAGTCCTTGTCGTCATGGTGTCTCACGAAATTTAATTTTAAGCCCTTTGTAAGCCAAGCTCTTATCAGCCATAGGCATCGTCAATTCATCAATTACACATTGAAATTTAACCCCTGTATAGGTAATAGCCTGTCCATTTGTAGGACTGCCTCCGGTAAAAACAGGAGGCGAAATAGGTAACGATGTCGTACCGTTTGAACAATCGGCTGTAATATCAAAGATATGATTAAGCCCAGGCAATTTGATAATATCACCTTGTTTTAATGTTCCGGTAATTGCCGTAACGGTAATCGTTGACCCTGTTTGGCTTGCCCCATTAATCGAACCACCCCCGCTCATAGTACCTAAAGGCGTTTGTAAGTGATAATGGGAAATAGTAAATAAAGTACGTTCCCTGAAAAGCGAATTAATATAAGCTAAAAACCCTCTGTGACTGGCGTTATTCCATTTAATTGCCGGATATTCTTCCTCCCATGTCCTGCCTACCTGAAGCGTAGAACGATATTGACCCTTACCGGATAAACCGTAAGAATCTAAACCAGCCGGAAACTTCGGCCATGTCGCTTTATTAGGAAAAATTGTTCTGGTAAAATCAGCCAACTCTTTGCCCCCTTATTCTTTTCGCATAGCCTACAGAGCGTTCTACGGCCTCACCCATTATATCGGTTATTGCCCTATGACCGCCCCTACGTAGCATTCTGTCAACATCCTGAGAATCAGCAGCCGTAATGGGGACAGTAATATTTTGATTTATTGTTATACCGCTCGGCCTATCAGATACAGCTGTTGCAAATGTTTTGCCCCCATTATACGACCAGCTATTTGCCCCGCCCATTGGATTATAGCTTGCCCCTGAAGTTGCCACTGTGGGGCCTGCGGTAGAACCAAGATTGCCAAACATACCCGCTATCATTCCGATAGCTTTCATAAACAACCATTTCGCTATCATCTGGTTTGCGGCATCAAGAAAAGAGCCGACCATTGATTGTGCCATTGCCCGCCAGGCATTTCTACCTTTTAGAGAGCCTGTCTCTATCCCTTTCATGAGGCTTGCAATATTATTTATGCCGCTATTTTTTGCGCTTTCTAACGCTTCTTTAACTGAGTTTGCAACCGTTATCCCGCTTCTTTGCTCAGTACGAAAAAACAATTCGACACCGTCCATTATTCTATTTGAGCGTTCAAGTCTCTGTTCGTCAAGCTCTGCAAGTCTGGCATGGTAAGCCTCCCATGCCAATTGTAAATTGCCAGTAGTTTTAATTTCTTCATCTCGTTGTTTTCCAAGCAATTCTTTTCGATAATCATAATATTTGCCACTATCGAATTTAAGCGCATCGTACATATTTTTATACGCCTCTGCAATGGCATGAGCTGTGCGCTTTGCCTCGTCTTCATCCTTTTTTAATTGCTTACTATCAACGATAATCGGTACTTCCGTTTTTGGTTTGAATGCTTCACCTTCAAAAACAAAAGGCATATCCTTTATACTTGTTACGCCTCTGGATGCTTCCCTAAATTTATTCGTTGCCGATACGGCATTTTCGATTCCCCGAACATATTTATTCCACGCCTCATCTCCAATGTCTTTGAGATGTTCGAGAGGGATTAAAAATTCAGGGAAAAATTGAAGAAAGAATCCACGAACAGACTGCATATTTTTCAGGAAGCTCGTTGTCGAGGGAATCATTTTATTTGCAAGTGTAATTCCTAATTCCTCCGCTACCTGCTTCAATTCTGTCAGGCTATCATTGAAATCATCAGCAGCAATCGCAGATTCCTTACTAAACGTATCTGATATTTTCAAGCCTTCGTTGCCAAGTTTGTTTAAAACAGGGATTAGATTTTGTCCATTCTTGCCTAATAATAATGTAGATAAGTTTAGCTTATCTTCACCGTCCTTAAAATCGGCAAATCGTTTCGTAAGTGTAAAAAATGTTTCCATGAGTGGTTTTGCTGTGTCTATGTCAAGAGCTTTAAATATATCTCTTGATTGTCCCGCCTCACTTCTTGCTTCAACCAATTTTTGAGAAAGAATTTTTAACGATATAGAAAAATCGCCAAGAGATAAGTTATCTAATTCTAATACTTTTTTGAGAGAATATAGCACTTCAACGCTAAAGTCAGTTTTTTCATTCATCTTTAATAATTCTTCACCAACATTTGCAGCATGTTTCTGCAAGGCAAATAACGCCCCCATAGTTACTGTAACAGGAGCCGTAATTTGTGCAAACTGCCAGCCTATCATACCTATATTTTTTATAATCGGCATGAAGTTCAGCGATTCCATATCCTTGCTAACACCTTTCAGAAACTTATTGGTATTAGATTTTGCAAGCTTTAAACCCTGATCAAGCTTTGCAAGATTGGCAGATATTTCTACGTAAGCAGCGCCGAGGAAACTCATAATTTACTCCGGTATATTGATTCCATAATCTTTTGCAATATCTTCAATTTCATTTTCGCTATAATTTTCGGTTTCAACTTCTGAGCCTTCACCCTGGGACAACTTTTCATAAGTGTGAATATTTTGCATGTAATTATCAAATTGATACATGGTCATTTCTTTAATTTGTCCAACTGTAAACCCATAATACCTGGATATAATGGCAAACGCTTGTGACCATGTTAAGGGTTCACCGTCGTTTGCCCTTCGGCGTTTGGGACGGCATTCACCTGAGCAATGGCTTCATATACCTGTTTGTAATTATCCTTATCAATCAATTCAGATAGAGCTTTCAAGGTAATGTCGTGATTGTGCCGGATAAGTAACCACGCCTGAAATGTAAGCCCGCTAATATCCGATAACACCGTATCAATTTCTTTTTCAGACGGACGTTCTTCGATGACCTGCATCTTCTCAGCAAGCGTCATTTCAGGATTTGCCATCAAACAGATTTTAAGCCTGTTTGCCTTTGTATATGCGCTTATCTCGCCATAATCGGCAATAGTCAAAGGGGACATTTTATACTCTTTGCCTTTGAGTTTTATTATCGTACCTATTCCAACAAGTTTATCAATATTATCGCTCATAATTATATCTCCTTTACCATTTCTAAAAGTCCTATTTGTTTGTTTCCGGTTTCATAAATTGTTTCGATATATAATTCACCTTTATAAGCCAGTACCAATTTACCATTAATTACCCAAAAAAAATAAGCCATTACTTTTCGCACTCGTTCTTTAAACCAGTAAGTAATGGCTGTCGCCTTCCAGTCTGTTATCCTCTTCGTATTGTCTATCCCATCAATCAGGTTAAATATTATTTCCCATTTCAAACAACCGCCGACCTGCTTATTATTAAAATAAAATACCCCTATTTGTCCGCGCATTTCGCATTAATATTTAATTTACTACCCGCAACAAACTCTAATTTTACTGTTACTAAACTACCCGCTTCTCCGTGAATATCAAAACTTCTCACCCCTTTTATTTCTTCACCGGTTTCAGTATTGGTAAATTTAATTGTATTTAGATGTGTTCCACCCGTTATGTTCACTATCATAAAATTATCCTTTATAATAATGCTATTTGTAAATCCGCCGTCCCCTGGTATGTGTATTTATAAGTCACTACGCCCTTTGCCGGTGTATTTGGATTAATCCCTGTGATAACTGCATTACCTATCCAGCATTGCCCGGACGTTGCAGATTCGGCAAGAGCAAGATAAACCTCAGAGCCAAACCCCAAAGGTACTCCATCTTTAAAGCCTTCAAATCCGCCATTCCAACCACTTGTAGTCGGTATGTGTGCTTCGACTCCAGCCGCAGCAAAGTCTGTTACCTCTTCAGTATTACCTTTGTAATCCAATGTCCAAGCATTCATACCATCAACCAATTGCAATGCTTGAATATCATCAACATCAAAAGTACCATCTGCCAAGTCTACTTGTTGTTTCAATCCAATTGATATTACCGCCGTAAGGCTTGCAGGTGTTGCAAATTTCAATAATATCCTTGTCCATGTTGCCGCCGTCAAGGCAGGCACTTGCAGGTTTTCCAAAGGACTTGCACAATTTGCGGTATCGTCAAGTAATATCCTGAGATCACCGGCAGCCGTATTAACGCTTGACCTTATCCACAATACAAGCGCATCATACGTTGATAAATCAACGCTTATCGCTTCAGACATAAGGATTGTCGTTGCCCCAATACTCACCGTTGTCGCTCTGGCAGCATTCGTTCCGACTTTGCCGGTAGTCGTGGAAAGCGTAACACCGCCTGTTGCGGTCTCATTCCAAGCGTCCTCGGAGTTTTCAACAAGTAAATTTGTAGTGTATACTGCACCATTTTTGCCAGCCAGTTTGCTCATTTTGTTTTTTCCCTCATAAATTATGCAGTTGGAACAGTGAGAACTCCCGTACCCTGGAATGTATATTTATATTGCGCCACTCCTTTTGCCGATGTGCTTGCGCTTACGCCCGTGAGTATTCCTTGTCCCGACCATAGCTGGCCGCTTGTGGTACTCTCGACAAATGTAAATGCTACCTCAGTACCAATCGCCTTTGGCGCGCCGTCTTTTAAGCCCTCGAATGACCCACTCCAGCCGGTAGTAGTTGGTATATGTGATTCCACACCAACTGCGGCAAAGTCTGTAGTCTCCTCTGTGCTTGCCTTGTAATCCAACGTCCAGGCATTAATGCCAGTGATTGCCCCGGCAGCATAAGTGACACTGCCTGTTTTACCCGCTACCTTTGCCATGTCTTATACCTCCAATTAATTTACTTCAGTTAAAATTCTGTATGTGGAAATGCTTGACCAAAAAGTTATTGCGTCATCAATCTCTATTCCTGCTTTTATCAAGTTATTATTTTGCCGTTCCATTAAAATATTTGTATAGCCGGTAATCGTTAAAGTGGCTTCATCAAACAAGGCGAACAATTTTGTTTCGGCATCAGCTACGGTTGCAATAGTATTTGAGTTATCTACAATTTTAAACCGCACCAAAACATCTTCGAGTTTTGCTAAAAAATCCCTGTCTTTAACCCCGCTTATTTGTTCAAACACACAATGAGGACAAGTTGGATTCTGCGGGGCCTCATAAGCATAAAGCCGCCCACCAATTGCCGTGGAAAACGTACTTCCACTAAACTTATCCATTATCCCTTTAAAAATCGTATCTATCATTCGTCAAATAATACTGGATCAAGTAAAATGTCCGCGGGTTTCAACCCTTTTGTTCGGCCTAAAATATTTTTACCCACGCCCAATGTTTCTTTTATTTCAGCTTCTTTTTCGTGAAATGCAGGTTGTAAAAATGCTTTATGTTTCCATTGCTTATCTCCTGTCACCGGCCCCAACTCCTGAAATATTCCATATATCAAACTTGTTCCAATCCTTGCCTTCATTTCATCTTTATATATACCCTCAGTAATCACTTTATAACCAATTGATTTTTTAAGGCTGCCAGGGGCATAAGTTTTGCCCCTGAAAACGTGCGCTTTATCAGAGACAGGAGCTTTACTACGTGCTGAATCTCTGATTATAATAGCAGCCTGTTTCAAGTTTTCTTTCATTGTTGAACGAACTAATTGCTCAAGTTCAGTTTGATGCCATACAAGTTTCGAGGCCATTAAATTATTTCCTTTGCTAATATTTCAATTTCCCTGTTGCGTTCATCAATATTTATAACCGCAACTATTGAAAATATCCGTGTTCCGTACTTCACTCGCATAATCGATGATATTCCATTCAAATACCTACCTCGCATTCTTGTTGTAACCTCAGAGTTCACCTTGCCGTCTGAGACATATTCCCGACCAGTTATCGGATTGATAGAAGCCCACCAAGTCGCATGAGTTCCCCACGTATCCACAAGGGCGCCGTAAGCATCTGCAAGCTGTGTTTTATATTCTATCGTTACCTTACGTTTTAACTTGCCAGCATTTAGCATTTCTAAAAATCCCAATTACGATAAGGCTTCAATAGTCTTTCCGCTGTTAAATTTTCCACAATCGCATCGCCTTGTGTCTGTGTTTCTCTTCCTTCGTATAAAGATGCCGCATACACAAGGCGATGCGAT